TTCTCTAACATCTATGCTATTTTCATTCAGTATTGAACGACACGATCTACACTCAAGACATGGGTTTGAACTTACACCATTTGTTTCACAGTTAAGCCCTAAAGCTACTATACGTGCAGCAGTGGTTTTGCCACAATTACCTGTTATAAATATTTTATTATTTCTACGTAGAACAAGATAAGAACTAGGAACAGTAAAACAATACTCATAACCATCTATAGTCTTATAAATATTTATTGTGGGTTTTTTACTACCGCTCTTTATACCTACATATGGATTAGGAGCTAATGATACTACATAACATGTTTTATTTCTATGATTATCATAATATATTGTACTTCTTACTCCGACAGAGGCAAACACGTATTGAATAAAATCTGCAGAAATTTTAGAAGTAGAATAATATTGTTTGTATTCCTCGTTACCATCCCATTTTAAAACTTCATCTGATATGATTTCAAGTTGAGCTAATGAACATCGATAAAAAATAGATATAAATTCCTTACAATCAATAGGAGCCACAAAATAAAAACGTGTATATCCATTATCTTTATTATATTCGTCATATGGTATGTTGGCAGAACGTAGCAATAAACGGGCACGCTCTATTTTCCGTTGCTTTTTCAAATTAAGACAGCATTTTTGTCTACCATTAGGAAAATTGGCATCTGCAATAACCATAACTTGAACCCTTAATTCTGAATCTGACAACGGCAGCTCGGTTGCAATGTTTGGCTTAAAAATAGTTTTGAACTTACCACTAAATCCTGATTTTAAATTAGTATGTTTTTCTTTTATATTACAAAAAGGCTCTTCTACCATTTCACCTTTAGAGTTAAAATAAACGACTCTGTGATCTAAACTTAAACACTGATCTACACCATATTTTGTTTGGATTATACTCAAAGAATCAGATCTTCTTTTTATATAAGCTAACGGTTTAACAAAATTGGCAGAACCATCCAAATTATACTGTAGAACCTCATCATCTGAAGAATATTCACCTATTTTTTTCCAACCATAGACAGATAAAAATTCAGTGTCGTAATCAACACAACCAGGATCACCTGTAAATAATTGGGTATGAGGAACCTTGTTTGTATCCAAAGAATTCTTAATTATTGTTTTGCTTACTTCGTTTCCAAGAATTTCGTTTACTTTACATGGTCTGTAAACAACGGCTAAATCATTAGATCCGTTTGAACTTTCCCTACGAACAATCATCTCTCACCTCCAATCTATTCCTTTACCATTTAAATATAAGCATTAAATTGTGAATGTCAACCAATTAAATTTTTATTAATTCAATTTGTTTTCTGAAACCATCATCAAGACATAAATTGTTGTTTCGTATAGGAGTTGTTTCATAGGCTATTTGTCCAGATGTATCTCTACCTACTTTAATTCCCATATGTTCTAATGATTCAATAGTTCCTTTAGACACCGAACCACCTGCTGTAATTTCGTGTCTTGCGTCCGCTAACAAACGTTCTTTCCAATATTCGTATTCGGCGTTTTCGAAATCTAATCTTGTTGCCTTTGGTAAATCTTCCATGATTCTACGATATACTGCTATCTCAACAACACAGTCATTGATTAATTCTATTTCACCATCAAGTCTGAATTGAATTTCTTCTAATTCTATATCTAACCTTTCTTTTTCATATCCTGTTGCTTTGAATGCTTTTTCATTAAGCTCTATCAAATCTATTTCATAGCGACGTCTACGAAACGAACACTCTTTAAGTGCTGTTTCTTTCTGCTTTAATTGAAGTAAACAGGTTCTTAATTTACGTTCCGGTGTTCCTGTTACTATAAAATTTTGTATTTGAAAAATACTATTACCTAATGGTATTTCCACTTGTTGCTCCTCCTTATTTAAAGACTTCCGCTTTGTACCCCTACATCACCATACCTGGTTGTACTTAAAGTAGCAGACAACACACTAACAGCCTCTGTATCAAAAATCATTCTCTCTATATTATTTACATAAACTACTCCAGTGGAGCCTCCTAAACAATATCCTTTTGTTGAATTATTAATGCCTGCTCCATAGGAGTTGTTTACACTCAAAGTGGCCGCTAATAAACTACAAACTTCTGTAGCAAAACTAATTGCGTTTATTGCTTTTATATATGTACTGGTTATACCACCAAAAAAGTAGCCTTTAGTGATACTATTAACACCGGTACCACCATATTTGCCTACGTTTAGTGTAGCCGATATGATAGCTGATGTTTCTACATCAAACACAAGCGCCTCTATTGAGATTAAACTTCCACCACTATAACCACCCATACAATAGCCTTTTGTTGTACTACTTACTCCTGTACCATAATAGGTGGGCAAATCTAAAGTAGCGGTTATTACATCAGAGGCCTCAACAGAAAAGGTAAGAGATTCTATTATACTTACATACGAAGCATCCATGCCACTCATAACGTAACCTTTTATTGTGTTATTCACGCCGGTTGATGCGAATCTCTTAGTAGATAAAGTAGCTAATGTTACATTAGGTAATTCTGTATTAAAGGTAAAAGCAGTAATTATTTTGCCCATAGATAAACCAGGTAACCCACCAAGTATATATCCTTTTATAGAACTATTTACCCCAGCTCCAGAAGTTTGATTTGAACTTAAAGTGACAGACACAACACTGGAAGATTCATTAACAAAATTCAACGCTTCTATTATGGTGGAATAGCCCATAATATAGCCTTTATAAACAACATCTATTTCTTCTTCTTGTCCCTCGCCTGTATATAGATCGTATCTGGATTTATAATAACGTCTTCGTGCGTTTTCTTCGTCTCCGCGTTTTTCTTCTATTACGACAACACCATTGGCTGTAGCCAAAAAAATAGTATTTGCGCTGTTGTTTGCTGATGTTCCGACAGTAACAAATATATCATGTATAATATAAGTATTTTCTGAATCGTAAATACCGTATGATTGTAATATATTTCCTTCTTCTGGTGTGTATATAAAAAAAGCATTATCATCATACATTGCCACCAAATCTGTATATAAATCAAAATAAAAATCACCAGTAGATGCTTGAAAACATTTGTTAGCACCTACCACGTTAACGAGTTTTCTACTACCTGTGTTAATATTATATCTATCCACTCCTGACAACGTTACCGCGCATAAATAATTTCCACCACCATTTAAATACCTAATGTTATTAGATGTTAAATCTGGATACTGTTTATAAATTTCAGCAACAGGAGCTGACACTATTGTCGATAGATCAAATTTATAAATACCTGAATTACTGGTCCCTGCAAATAAATAATCATCATTAGCCCAAACAGTACTCAGTTTATCAACTTCAACACTGTTAATCAAATCAAGCGTGTCTGTATTATGCACATTTACCCCTGATACACTACACGAAAAAACATATGGAGTTTTTGCACATATATTTCCAGTGGTGTAAGCCACATGCGCCACTTCAGGCTCTGGATCTACGTATTTTCTTACTAACACCCCCTGATAATTTTGAGTATAATAGCATGCCTCCTTGGTATATAAATCGCCTATTTCTGTTGACGTAAGCACGCTATTAAATATACAAACATCATTTACATAACCGTTAAAATAACCATAACTAGCATCACCACCAAGACGTGTTGGTGCGTATAAATATGTTTTTGTACAAGTTAGCCCTGTTCTAGCTAACGCACCATTTAAATAAATTCTGGGCTGCTTATTTGTAACTGTTACTGCTATATGCCTCCATCCAGTTCCAACAGACACTGAAGCAACGGCAAGCGGTGCCATATAATCAGTACCATGTCCATATACAGAAATTCCATTTGTGCCTAGGGATATACCGAACCCTGCGTTAGCGCCTTCATGTGTTGTACCAAAAACATACTTTTGGCCCACCATACCAGCAGTGCCTGTTGCACTTTCAGTGTCTATTCCGTGTGTAGTTATAGCTTTAACCCAGAAGGATATAGAAAAATTATTAGATGGTTTTGTATACGTCCAAGACATATAATCATTAACGCCGTCAAAATATACTGATTTATCATATCCACTTTCTAAAATACGTGTAGCTCCACCATATAATGTGCCACTAACATTACTTGGTAGTTTGTCGTACACAACAGTACCTGAAGCCTCATCAAAATTCCAGTAACACATGGTGTTATCTATTACACGTAAAAATGTATTTTGTGGTGAACTTGTTGTAGACACACCATCATTATTCCAATACATATACATTACAGTGATTTTGGGTTGAGGTAAAACTAAAGGAGCTTTAACCCAAAATAAAGCAGAAGTTGCTGAAACATACGTGTCTTTAAAGTAAGACAATTCAGTTATACCATCAGATAAAGTAAAACGTACATCATCAAAATCTATTTGCATGTCTGGTTTATAATTAACAGTTAAACTTGTCTGATAATATGTTTGACCTCCGGCTGTTGGATATGTTATCTCTACAAGGGCTCTATTACCCCAACCATTTAACCATTCCATTAGATATTATTCTCCCGCCGAATTTTATTCATTTCTTCTACGTAGTAATAAATCACCATACAGCACATCGTAAACATAACATAAAACACCAGTACCACCGAGCATTGGAATAACACAGTCAACTATATTTTTAACTGGTATAACAGCATCATCAGGACACATAGATACCGCAGACATTCTTAAACATTCTATATCAGAGTAAGAATTTCCTACATATAAAACATTCTCTGGAGTCAGACTATATTTTCTTAATACATTATTAACAAACACTTCTTTCTTATCTTTTTCAGCGTGAAAAAATGGAATGTTTCTTTTCCTACATAAAGACATAGTGATAAAAGCATCAGATGATATAAAAATAAACAACCAATTCTTTTTTATTAAATTAATGGCCTCAAAATCTTTCATATAAAATTGTTTGAACATTGTTATATTCATCTCTCCAATACCAGAAAGATGTTCTGTTACTATACCGTCTACTTCACTTATTACAGCCTTTATATTAGATAAATCCATATACCTTTACCACCTTCGTTTTATAAATTTTTAAGAATATTTATAATTTTGTTTCCTATAACATCATAGGTAAAATTATTCTGAATATATTTTTGTAATTTTAAACCCTTTTCTTTTGCTTCTTCTTTATTGTTAAATACATATCTCATAAGATCTACACCGTGTTTAACATCCGCTTCAGCCCACAACTGATCTCCAGAATACCAGGGCGACCACGGCATACCGCTCACCGGAGTTAATGAGTAATCAACCAAATAACTATTATCCGATTTAGCATATTCAGTACTACCACCAAACCCTGTAATAATTATTGGATTACCAAGAACACCAGAGAAAAACGGACTCAAACCAAAACCCTCTCCCCTATCCAGTGATACATAACAATCGCCCCTAGCATGAAGACCAAAAATCTCATCATTACTCAACATGTCTAATATCAAATAAATATTTGGATAGCTTTTCATAGGCATGATTTGTTTCATTCTTTTTAGTGTTGTTCTTATAGAATTTTTTTCTTCTTCTTTATAATTAGATCTATAAGTTTTTAACACTAACGCTACGTTTTCGTTATTTTGAAACGCATGCCAGTAAGCCTTTACAAGTGATACTGGATTTTTGCGCTCAACAAATTGAAAAATATCGTAGAACATGAACGTATCATCAGCAATACCTTTAATTTGAAACGGCTTAACACTTTTAAACTCGTCAAAATCAACACAATGTGGTACAGAAAATATAGGAACTGTAACACCGCTGTTCTTAAAAACATCAATGTTCCATTCACAACCAACCATAACTGCGTCTACATTATCATTGATATATCCTGGCCACTGATGATGAAGTTTTGTGGTTTCCCATATCGTATAACCTACGTTCTTTTTATTAGATTCTCGATACTTGGCCCAGAATTCAGGCGTAGTGTGTGTTATATTTATGTTGTAGTCAATATTTCTATTGACCAAACTTTTTAATATTCTACCGCTTTCGCCTAATTCTGGTTCTTTGTCTTCAAAAGATATAGGATTAATAGTTAGAGGTATTCCAAGTTTATGAAGAGCTAACACATTACCACGCGCAGCTTGTGCATACCCTGAATTATCAAACATAGGAGCAGTGTATTTTATTCCTTTTATTTCCATAAACATTATCCTCCAAATCTAATTTAAAAAGTTTCTGCCTCTATTACGTTTGTGTCCTCAACATTAGGAATAGTAATAGCAGGATTTTTAAGTTCATCATATGCTTTATCAAATAATTTTATCCACAATGGAGCTATGTTATTCTGCCAGTCCATCTTTGTAGTAACCCAATCATAAGCATTGGTAGCTCTTCGTTTTGCTTCAGCTTTGTTATTATATACCGCAAGCATTTTTTCTACCAAATCATTTACATCTACGAGCGGACGAATTACTTCGTTATCGTGAGGAAGTACTGTGTACAGGCTGGAATCGCCACCGCTCTTAACCAGATAACCATTGTCTTCGTTTATAAACTCACTGAACATTGTGTTATCTGGCATAATTACCGGAGTTTTAGTAGCCATAGCCTCTATCCACGAATTATGAACAACCACGTTTTCAGCCACAAAGGTGTTGGTATTTGCCACCTGAACATCAACAAGTTTACCTGTATATTTTTGAATAGAAATATTTTTAATTGGAAATAACAAGTAAGCATCATTTATTTTACAAGTCTCGTTGGCTTTAGATCTATCCAACAAAGGATAATCCATGTTAAATAGCCGTAATAATATTTCTTTAGAAATACCACTTACGTTGACTTTGTACTCCACCCTACTTGTCCTTACAGAACACAACACACCAAGTTTAGCCAGAATGTGTCTTAATGCGTAGGCTATACCTTTAGATGTAGTGCTAAACGAAAATTCAAAATTTTTATTAGAATAGTGCCCATCACCAATGAATTCACCATAAATGAATTTTTCTAGATATTCTTTTGGTTGATTTAATATAATAGAATGAATGTGTTTATTTCTAGCCCCGTGTCCAAATAATTTATAAAATAAACTACAAACAACGCTTGAATAAAAAGATATTGAAATACCGTTATATTTTTCACCACGTGATTCATTGCAAACAGAAACATCTAAACCAAACACTTTTTTCATTTCAGTTTTTACAAATTCTACTAAGTGGTCTTCTTTTTTATTAAAACTAAATGTTATCCTATCTTTTTTATGCATACTTAAAGAACCTTCGGCTACATACAAACCGAACAAATACATCAGTGATGGTGTAATCTCTATCATGTTTGGAATATATTCTTCAGAAGTTTTAAAATTAGACTGTATTCTAAATCCAGCACCATTTGTTTCTATATTTGATAATTGTCTTGTACTCAACATATCTTTAATCAAAGAGAGTACATCAATAAATTTAATACTTTCTTCATTATATTTTCTTGGAAATAACAGCTGATCTCCTATTAATAATTCTTTTGCTTTTTTCCAAATATACTCATTGTCACCATCCAATACTAAAAACCCGTGTTCTGGTGAAGAATTTATAGGTATGTTTGACAACCATGTAGTTATACTATAAACATCTCCATCGTGATTTTTGCTCATTATGGCTTCCACGCTATTGAATGTTCCATCAGAGGATAGTACTTTGTCATTAATTGTGATGTCCTTTATATATTTTATTCCAGATTCAGTATATATGTTGGTTTCTGGCATAAGACAAAATCCAAAACCCTCGCCCAAAGAAGTACTTAAAACGCAATCACTTATGTTGTATATCATGTTCACAATTTGTCTTGGATAACCCTGATTAGGCCCAAAATTCTCTGGAAATATTACATCTGTGGTTATATTAAGCCCATATGATTTTATTACCTCGGTAAGATCCCATCCCTGATCCTGTTTAGCCATATGAAGATACAAAACACAATCCTTAACGTGCTTCCTAAATTCAACAAACGCGGCTATGGTTCTTGGAATATCTTTACGTTGTTGATTTCTGTTTAAATTTGTAAAAATAAATTTATCAGCAAGACTTCCAAAGTATTGAGCCCGAAATTCACGTATGTCTTTCTCATTTGCGATAAAAAATTCCTTAGTATTAACACCATGAGGAATAACCAACGGTTCTTTGGATGTAGGCAATGCTTTTAAAGTTTCATTTTTTCCAAATTGAGAATAAGCCACCACATGATCACATGCATTTACATTTTTAATCCATTGTTCTTTAGGAGTACCGTCTATCGGATAGTAACATATTGATCTAAAATTTTTACCTTTTGAACGAGCATATGTATGAACATCTGGAGCAAAATCTAAAATAAACGAGTCTTGTAGAAGAAAAAGAATATCATAATCCATACCAACCATCATGTTAGCAGACTTTTTTCTTCCATACGGGTCTTTAAGTTCGTTAGTCCCTGTGGGCCAAATTCTGTATGGAAAGTTATGTGGATCCCCCCAAAAATTAATCCCGCAGATATCTATTTCGTATCTACCTGTTCTATATAATCCTTCTAAAATATTACGAGAAACCGTCGCAAACCCGGTTGCACACGAAGGACTGTCCATGTAACCTAGCACTTTTATTTTCTTATTTTCTTGTCCTTTTACCATTTAACTTATTCCTCCACAATTTTTATTTTATCCTTAACTGTTTTATACGCCAAAAATGGCGTTGTATAATTTGTTGTAGACGTTTCAAGTATAGCCTCTCTAATAGATGGATTTAAAGCCAAATACTCATCTACTGCTTTTTTATTAAGGTTAACTAGTTTGTTGAAATCGTCGCTTGGTACCATTTTATGAACAGTATCAAAATCATAAGACGTCTTAGAACTCTGTCTAACATAAACTTCATCAGAACCAGCAACAAGGTTTTTTGATTCCTTTTTAATCTTTTCCATTATCGCCATACTCAGTTCACGATCTCTACTATCCAGTATTTTAGAAGTAGCTTTTACACTTCTCCATTCATCGATAAGCTGACTATCTTCGTAATGCATTGTTGGCAGAAATACGTAATCTTTTTTTTTACAAATACTTTGATATGTGTTACAGTAGTCCTTATAATCACACCATGGGCAGAACATATTTATAGTTGCTTTTACATTTCCAGCTTTTAAATCAAGCATTTCTTCATGTACTATTTTTAAATAATCCTCGAAAGATTCTCGCTCATCGTCAGTTCTGTATGTAAACAAAACTTCTGATTTAAGTAAATCCAAAGCTAAAATAGTGCGTTTATAACCAGGCCAAAGTTTTTTGGCCACGAGATCATAAATTGATAGTTGTATATCAGATCTCATCTGATCTGGAGTTGGTGCTGTTTTAGATGTCTTGTAATCTATTATCAATAATGTATCAATGTTATATTCCTCAGCCTTATCGATAGCACCTATAAGCTGAACACCATCTTTAGTTTCTATTGTTTTTGTATCTTTTCCAAAACCAAATTTAGTTTCAAGACTTATAATTCTTTTTCCAGTCACAAACTTCTTGAGTCTCATCTTAACTAAATCTTTACCCTCTGCGTGTAAAGTCATATCCTCAAGTCCTTCTCTGACTGCAACCCTGTCATAATGTTCTAATATTTTCTTAACACTTTCAGTACTAAATTTTCCTTCTTTTAGCCATATATTTCCAGCAAGCTCTAAAGATTCATGTACAGCTAAACCAAGCATAAACGAAGTATTAGAAACTTTTGGAAGTTTTTCATAATACGAAAACCAATATTTTTGCTTACATGAAATAAAAGAGTTTATCCTTGTAGCACTTAATTTAATTTTATCTGCCATATATTACACCTCATATAAATATCCATATTTTCGTTCAAATTTAAATGTATATTGTTTCAACACATCATCACAAAAACACATTAGTTGTGCAATCGCGTCAGTTATATCATTATGTTTTTTAAAACTTACCTCATCATCATTCCATTCAAAAATTTCTTTAATTATATTGAATACGTCTTCTTTATTTTCTGCTTTAAAATATGCCTTAACAGTGTTTGTACTAATAATATAAGGACTTATTCCAGAAAACGACATACAGCATTCTAAAGCCACACCAGCAAACTTTGATATCAAAATAAGAGTTTTAACATTAAATCCTAAAAACACATCCTCTATAACAACATGTGTTGGATTAAAAGTATGTAAAAGCTTTAATAACTCTTGTCTAAAAAAACACAAACGTTCAGGAACACCCAGCTCTGGATTAGTTTTTATTAATCCAAACAACATACGTCCTTTTTTATTACTTGAGAAAAAAGACCATCCTGTATTTGTAGCTATATCTAAACTAAGCACTTTTATCATTTTGTCAAGTACCCTATATAATATTTATAAATTTAATTCATCTAATAAATTTTTTAGTTGTTCTACTTTATCTATGGATAGCTTATTCATATCTATTACTTGTACCCCAACTATTACAATACCAACATCTCCACGTTTTCCTCCATTAACACCGTTTCTTCCTGCCTCATGGATAATTAAACGCGAGCCTATTTTTACTCCCTCTGGTATGATAAATTTAAATTCTTTATCATTAATAATTAAATTACCGCCTCCAGAACATTTTTCGCACTTATCTACAGCCTGCATACCAGTACCCCTACACTTTGAACATGGTACAGAGGATATTGATTGAAAACCAGGCCTTCTTTCTACGTGTTGTACATATCCTTCTCCTTTGCACATATCACATGTTGTTCCGTTTGTATAGCCTTTACCTGCACACACGTCACAGCTTTCACTATAATTTAATTTAAGTGTGTATTCCCCACCAAAAACAAAAAGTTTTAATGGTAGTTCAACTTCTACACCTATAAATTGACCGTCCATAGGTCTGTTTGGATCTGGTTTTCTTGCATATCCCTTAAACCCCCCAAAATTTTGTGCAAACGAACTAAACAAACCATTAAACGCACCATTGGCTGGATTATCATAGTCTCTACGTTTATCTTCATTCGAAAGTATAGAATAAGCCTCGTTAATCTCTTTAAACATTGCTTCGGCTTCCCCATTTCCAGGATTATGGTCTGGATGATATTTCATAGAAAGTTTACGATATGCTTTTTTTATATCGTCTTGAGACGCTGTTTTTTCAACACCAAGCATTGAATAATAATCTTTGTTGTTTTCCATATTACACAGACCCCCATGTAAAATCACACGATGAACAGCAAAACACATTAGGTTTAGATTCAAATGATATGGCATTACACTTCAAACATCTGTGTACAACCTCATCCATTGTTATATCTACTTTCGTATCAAACCAATTATCGAATTCAGGATTATCCACAATTTTATCACTAATAAAACTACTTAATTCTGGATCCACAAACGCAGTTCCTTTCAATAACACATCATTTACAGCTTTCCAAATAACTCCACAATCATTACATATCTGAAATGATATCACGTTGGCCTCGTTACAACTAGTACACGGAATTGTTTCAGAAAAAAACACGCTAATATTCTCACTACCACAAGTAACACAATTCATTGTTTTATTCCTCCACTGTTTCTTCAATGTTTGGAATCATGCTTATAATCTGACCTACCAACACTACAGAATCTGTTTTAAAACCAATGGAGTAAGGTACAAAAAACTGGTTAAATCCCAAATCAGGATATTTTCCAGTAGCAAATAAAACCTTTGTTATTGATGGTGTATACAATGTATTAGACGATTCATCTAAAATATTAAACTCACCATCTTCAATAGAGAACACATCAGGCGCTAACTCATGATAAGAACCTTTTCTTGGTAACGTTATTATATAATTATTGTTATCTATTCTAAATTTATAATCCTTTGCTGCCAACAACAACATCGGCGGTGTTCCACACACTGTATCTTCTGCCATATTTCCTCCTATTCTATCGGTATAAAATTATCTATAACTACCTCAGTCCAATATTTTTTTTCACGCCCTTTACAAAATTTACATGCGGAATCATAAGAACTTTCTTCTATGTGTCCATGAATATGTATTAATGATTTAGAAGGCATTTCGTTGAGAGCTTCAGCCACAGTTCCCCAAGCAGAGACTTTAATCTGCTGTGATCTACCGTTAATTGGTATCTGCAGTTTACCCTTTAACATGGGTGTGTTATTGTCACCTACCTCTTTGAAACTTGGGTAAACAATACGCCCTTTTAAACTTACAAAATTTTCACCTTCTTCCATTCTATGTCCCATCCTATTTTTTAAAATATGTTCGTAAATATTCGTAAACCTGCTCTTTACTTAAATCTGCAGGATCTAACCCCTTACCGTTAATGTCAACTTCTTGAATAAACACTGGTTTAACATCAACCTTACCAGACAATTCATAACATCCTGTGGTTATACCCTCTATTCCTGCAATGTCATTATCGAACATAATCACAACGCCTTTAGTTGCATATCTACAAATCAACTGTAGTTGTCCCTCAGTTATACGTGCACCCATAGCAGCCACAACGTTGTTTATTCCATAATCAAACAATCGCCACACACTTTTAAAACCCTCTACTACTACTAAAGGATATTCATCTATGTGTTGTTTGGCTTTATCAAGATTGTACAAACAGTTCTCTTTATCAAAACCTGGCGTAAGTATATATTTGTCGTCATAATCAACCTCATCTCTTATATCTCTTAGAGAATAAGCAAGCAGCTCACCACTATCACTGCGTATTGGTATTATATCACGCTGGTTGTTGTGTTTGTCTTTCCATCCACCAGCTATCTCGAAAAAATCAAGCGTTTCTTTTGAAAAACCATGTTTGACAAAAAAGTCTGAACGCAACGATTTAAATAGTTTTAATGATTTTTCATTTACAGATTTAGGACGTAACACTATAGAACTGTACGAGTTTATAAATTCATTCATTTCTCTCTTTCGTCTAGCTTCAACATAGTCCACCTCATTACCAACGTCTCCAACCAATTGTTTCAAATAATCAAAAGCTGATCTGAAATCTACATTAAGCACGGCCATTATAAGACCTATCACATCATTACCATATACTTCATGACATTTGTGTGTAAAACAAGCCCATGTACGCCTAGTTCTATTAAATCTAAATGCTGTTTTGTTATCTCCACCGTGTATTTTACACGCAGCGCGTAATTCTCGTATTGAATCGTGTGTTATTTCAAATCCCAAGCTAGATAGAAGATAGTATACATCAACAGAGGCTTTAAGATAGTCAAGTTTTTCTTTAAACTTAAACTTATCGTGCTCTTCTCTGTATTTATGATAACTCTTTGTTCTCGTATCCATCATAGTTGTCTGAGTTGTGGTCATTAACTACCTCTTCGAAATTACTGAAATATTGTTTATCTATTGGCACTTCTACAATATGTAAACGCTCTTTATAAAAATAATATCCTATACCATTCTCGTTTGTAGCACCACCACGTCTTGTATCTTTTATTTCTAATTTATATGTACCGCTGGCAGATCCGCCTGTTTCTATATCCTTCTCAGTTCTTTTATTCCAATAACAAATTACATCGGCATATCTTGCTATTCTATCGCTATCAGCTATATCGTTTGACCTGTTCAACTGTACCGCGGTAAGGGCTGGTATGTTAAGTTGCCCAGCCATGTCTTTTAGTTTTGTAGTTACATCTCCTAAAATCTGGTATTCTTTTCTTTGTGCATCTAATGATGAGCTTTCTGGTTCTTTAAGATAATCAAATACTATTAAACCTATGTCTTCTTTATGCTTATATTTCCTATACAATGCCATCAACCTATCAACAGAATATCCTGGCATATACTCGTGGAACAAACTACCTTTTGCTATTAAGTCCTGTGCTTGCTTAAGCTTACGTAATTGCTCATCATCATAACCGCCATATTTTATATCTCGTTCCTTAACGCCAGACATGTGCGCTAATATACGAGTTCTCCACTGAATAAATGGAAGTTCTGTATCAACATATAAAACCGGTTTACGTTCTTTATATGCAACATGCGCAGCAATACTTGTTAAAAAAGCACTCTTACCCATTTTTTTCCTAGCAGCTATAACCAAAAGAGTTCCTGGAATCATTCCATCTATTTGTTTATCAAGTATTGGAAAACCAGTACGTAATCCAGACAACTCTATACGATTATTTCTACGCTCCTCTAAAAATTCTGCTAAACCATCATTTAGATTTACAGGCTCGTTTATTGATACCGGTCCCATAGATAAGGATAATAAATCTCCTTCTAATCTACTCAACAATTCAACGCCCTCTAAACCATCTGTAGCATTTTCAGCAACAGTGGTTAAACCATCGTGCATCAATTTATAAAGTTTATATTTAGTTATAGATTCTACTACAGATTTTAGATAAATTTCAAAGTTTTCTTTTGATATGGCTATGTCACTAATAGTTTTTATATATTTTAAACCTCCAACACTATCCATAACCCCTTGATTTTGAACTTCTGAAATTACCATATTTAAATCTAATTGTTCAACACCCCTGCTTATCAGTGTGCTAAAAATAAGCATTAACATAACATGCTGATCGTATAAAAGATCTTTTGGATCTATTTTTGCAGCCACTGAATAAAAATTAGGGCCTTTAGCCATTATATATGCCAGCAAAGCCCTCTCATCAGCAGGTCTGCAAAACATCTCTCTCATCTTAATATCATGCATAGTCTATTTCCTTTCCATACGTACAGCATATAACTCGTTTTCTCTACGTGTGAGCTCTCTTTTAAGCGTAGCTATCAACTCACCTATGCTTTTGTCTATACCCTCTATATATAATAGCTCCTGATCGATTTCATCCAGCCTGGTTTGAGATTCCATTAATGACTCGTTAGTTGATATTACATAATCTGTTATTGAACTTTTTGACTTAATTTTTTTTAAAGTTTCGTCTGAAATCATTATTAGAGATACTGTTCTTTCAACATACTTACTCAATTTATGATGTTCTGCTCTTGCTTTGTTACGTTGAAATGTGAAATATATAAGATATTGAGCTAGAGCAACAGCATATGAACTTAATTTAACACCGTCTATATGATCTAATTCACTTGGATTTAGTGACCAAACTTCTCCCAACATATCATGATTTATCTCTATTTTTTCAAACGATAGCATGTCTTTACTAAAACTCATTTAGTTATCTCCTATCAATGTACCATGTCGTCTTCAATTCGTTCTTTTAGCGGACGTATATCGTGCATCCCAGTACAAAAACTATACCATTCTATTTCGTTAATTATAGTATCCAATACCGGCAAATTATGAGATTCCATTGGAACAAAAATACCATTTAGAAACCCTGTCTGCCTACAGTCATGGCTTCTATTACAGTATTTATATTCTTTTGTAATAGTACCATCTTCAAGACATTCAAAATCACGGCAATCCTTGTTATATCTAGCAGAATCTTGTGTTCGGCCATTTATTTTATCAGAGTTATTAATTTTAATCAGAAGATCACTACTCATAAAAGGTATCCTCCATGGCTTTATTTATTTTATAATGTACTAAATTGTCGTCTATGATTTCAGTATCATAAAATCTTGCTAAACAAAAATTATTCTCCTGAACATACTGAATTTTTAAATTATCTCTAAATTTTTGATTGCTAAAATTTTCTGCTGTTCCATGAAAATGTTTAACAAACTTCTTGTGTTGGGCCCCCTGAATCTCTATAAACACAGAAAGTTCTTTTATAAAAAAATCAAAAAACAAACGATGCCCCTTAAAATTAATATATTGCTCAACAAACACACGCCTATGAGGATTGGCAGGAAACAGTTCATTAAGAATCGATTGGACCTGGTTGGCTGTGGCGCTCATATATCTCCTTTAAACCTACCGTATTTATTACCTCATTTCGTATTTTTGTATACAATTCTTTGTTTTCAGGAGCTTTAAAAAAAGACAGAGCGTTCATTTCTCCCTGTGCGATGTTCTCCCCCTCGTACTTATACCACGCACCGGCCCGATCAAGTATGCCTATACTTGATGCCAAATCAATAGTTTCCCAGAAAGAATCAAATCCTTTACCATAAATAAGCTTTACTTCGGCTTTTTTAAATGGTGCTGCAAGTTTGTTTTTCACCACCTCAAACTCTGCCCTGTGTCCGAAAACTTCACCAGTTTTATCATCTATAAGTCTACGGCTTTTGGCTTCTGGACCCCGTACAGAAATTCTTCCTGTTGCATAAAAAGCTAGCGCCTCGCCACCAGTGGTTGTTTCAGGATTACCATACGTTCCTATCTTCATACGAAATTGATTTATGAAAATAAGAGAGGTTCCTGTTTGATTGGCTATAGGTGTAATTTTTCTTAATGCTTTACTCATAAGACGTGCCAATTGTGCCATAGCCTCTTTATCTATGTCTGCTTCTGCTTCCGCTCTTGGTATTAAAGCACTAACGCTGTCTATCACTGCCACAGAAAAGGCTTCAGTCCGTATTAACCTTTCCAAAATGTCAAGGTTTGCTTCACCATCATACCCCTGAACAATTTGAAGTTCTTTTGTATTTACACCATACTCTCTAAAAAGTTTAGGATCAACCGCATGTTCAGCATCTATATAACAACACTTCAATCCACGTCTCTGAGCCTGTATGACAACATTAACGGCTAACGTACTTTTACCGCCACTGTTTGGTCCAAATATTTCATAAATTCTACCTCTTCCAACACCTCCGCAACCCAACGCTAAATCAAGACTTAAACACCCAGTACTTATGGTTGGTATATCCATATCTCCGTGATTTTCTAGTGAATTTATAACTGTACCATATTTCTTTATAATGGCCTTAACAGCCAAATCTAAATTTCCAGGCGTGTCTGCTTTTATAGGTTGTTTTTCCTCTATTGTTTTCTTTATTTTTGTTTCCTTATCTTTCTTTGTTGGCATCATTATCCTCCATCTCATCAAATTTGGCTATCAATTCTTCCATATTATCCCATCCCAGTTTACTTTGATCGTGTGTAGCTAGTATCTTTGCATGCAACTCATCTAATTTTATATCATCGTGTTTAAGTCGCTCTCTATCCATTATTTCAAGCGCTTTTGTAGTAATCCATCCTTGATTGGCTTGACCGAACATACTAAAATTAAAATTATATTTAAAATTAAACTCATCTTCAAATTCAAAAACCGTGTCAATTATACATACACACTCTTTTATAGCTTCGAGTCTGCTAAAACCCGTAGACTGTACTCGTGAATCAATAAACGCTTTTGCAATCCCTAAATCTCTGCCTCTGTGAACATACACACTTTCAGATTCACTATGAAGTTTACTCAGTTTAGCGTAAAAATAATCTATTAATAAATCAATGTTGGTTATTTTTCTCTTTATTGCTTCTACTGGATAAATAATTCTGTACCCGTTATATTTAAGATATTTAATACAAGCCTCTATTATACCATCTTTTGTTTTAGAACCAAAAAAAACGGGCTGGTTTAAATCGCTGATAGAAACTGCGATGTCGTTCAATAAAGATTCGCCAATCTTATCTTTCAACCCTAGTTCTCCTCTTCAAAGGAGATATTAAAGCTTTCTGATCTTCAAAAGTTCCAGAATCAAAAACTAA